CGGACGCTTTTTAAGAGCACGTAGTTGTGTGCGAGATAGTTTGTGGCGCTCAATAACATATTGCGCTTCATCCATATTACTTGCATCTGGATCTGGATAAAAGTTCCACACAGATACGTGAGATACCTGCGGTACTGTTTTAATTGTAGGAGAGTACTCACCCTCCTCATTCCAATTAGCGTATTCTTTATCTACAGCGAATGGACCTTTCATTACACCTGTACCAAATAGTGCCATCTCAAATACTGTGCTACGTAAATGTTTACCTGCACTTGACTCATCTAGTTGGTCATGTATTTTCTTTTGCATTTTTTTAGCTGCAATCATTGCGGGGCTAAATGTAATTGCAGATGGTGTAAGTCCTGTAGTACCTTTTAAATTATCTATTTCTGAAAGTTTATCTTTTAGTGAGCCAAGGCTTTCCATAAGAGTTTTTTCTGTTGCGCCCTTAACCCACTCTTTGCCATCTCCCTTATAACCATAAGGAGATATAACTTCATCCTTAGTATCTTTACGTAGTTGCTCAGGTTCTTTAGGATCAAAGCTAACATCAGCCACAACACCGTCTGGTAACTCAGTAGGATCTACACTTAAAGGAAATCTATTATTAGCAAATAGTACGTCAATCATTTGCCCATAGGCAGCTAGTGTTTTTGTTTTAGTTACCTTAATAAACACACGAGACTTTTCAGCTTCTGTAAATTGAACATCAGAACCATATAGCCCTCTATAGTTTCTGTATGATTTAAGCCAACGCTGTTCGTCCTGCTCACGATAATCTTCAGAACGTTTATATCTTTCCATAATAAATGGAATTATTTTAGATGCACCAGAGTCTTCAACATCAGAGTTTTCTGTGTCTTCGAGGGCAATCGAATCATCCTCAATAAAAATTTCATCAATATCTGACATATAGTTTCTTTCCTTAATATCCAAATGTTGCGTCTGCTACTTGCATTCCGCTTGCCATAGTAGGCCCACCAAATTCAAAATTAGTAAATCGTGGTCGTGACATAATACCGTATCTTAGAGCGTCATACAAGTGATCTTCTGAGGTTGTGTCAATATCTTCTGGGTTTCTTTTGTCGATGGGAAGGGCTGGAAGTTGTGCAATAAGATTGGTGCAGTTATTAAAGAAAACCATACGAGGCTCTTCTGTGTATTCGTCAACCTGCAATCTCCTGTGTACTTCATTCTTACCAGCTACACGAGAGCCTTTTGATCTATCTGAAGGACGCCAGCGACATCCTTTCATAATCATTTGTTCAGCCAATGACGGGCCAGTATCACCACGCTTGTGCCATAGAGAACTATCCAAAACACCATATCTAATTGAGCCATCTTCAGCCTCTGCGTCTAATACCATATCAGCTAAATCTGTAGCTAATACTTTACCTACGTATAGTTCCCTGTATACTACTAGTTGTTCACTAGGAGATACTGCAAACCAAATAACCCCTGACTTACTTCCATATCCGTAGTCACATGCTCTAAACTTAACCCAGTTGTGAGGTATAGCAAAAGGTTCAACTACATGTATCTGTCTATTAAACTCTGTAAAGGCTGCGCCTTCTTTAATATCCCAGTCACCTTCCAGTAGCTGTCTTCTTTGCTGCTCTGGTAAAGACAGAAGCATCGCTTCATAATCACCAGTTTCTGCTAGGTAAGGATTGTCGGAAAGACGGGCAGGTATAAACCTACGTTTGAATAAAGGTTTGCCAGCTTTTGAGTGTCCAGCAGGATAGCGTAATACTTCACTTGTTTCAATATCAGTTGCATCAAAAGATTCCCCAGAGGAGGCGGGATCAATAAACATCTTTTTTACCCAATGATGCCCCCTACCTCCTGGGTTTGTAGTAGCTCTCATGTATACTGGTAAATCACTTGCTGTAGATCTCAAGCGACTTCGCATGTAATTCCAAGCGAATGGAGTAGGCCACTGAGTTAGTTCGTCAAAGCCTATCCAACTAAAGGCAAGACCTTGATAGCGTAGTACGTCATCTTCTTTATCTAAGTAAGACATCCACAGTCTGGCACCAGAGGGTGCAGTCCACTGCATCTTACGTTCTGACCATTTAATCCCAGGCCAGATCTTAGGGTACATTTCTTGAGACTTAAATATAAGTTCCCTTAGTTCTTCTGTAGTATGCCGTAGGAGCAATCCTGAGAAGGCTGGATGCCCCATAAAGCGTAAGGGGTCAGCCAACATAGCATAGGACTTACCCCCACCTGCAGAGCCACCATATAGAACCTCACGCTCACCTGCAGCTAAGAAGTCTGTTTGTGGTCCAGCATTAGGTTTAAAGATTACATTATGATCTTCTTCTACCTGCTGGGTAAACTCTTCTATTATATCAGGCTGCGGATTGGGATTCGCTTTGCGTTTTCGAGGTTGCTCCTGTGCGGCTATTTTCGATTTCTTCCGCTTTGGCGATTGCCTTTTTCGCATAGTCTGCCCATCTGCGTAAGCTGCCAGCTTTGTTTTTTCTTCTTCGTTCATTGTCCAACCGTTTCTTGAGTCCTACGTGCGATATAGTTCTACCTGTGTTTCTGGTCAACCAATTCGCTACTTCACGATACGAATACTGTTTAAGATATTGTTTCGCTTCCTCAAGCATATCAAGTTCTAAACTAATTGGCAAGAGTATTCCGTCATCTTCTGGATCTAATTCATATCCAAATGGAACTGTTCTTGCTACTCGTGGAATAGGTGTCCACTCATTATCTTCTTTAAGGTCTGTTGGTTGGGGTAGTTTCCATTTACCTAATGGCTTAGTCATCGTCTTCCTGTACTTGTTTAGCTGGCATTAACATAACACCACCCTTAGCTTCTACCTGCATTTTCTCAGTCTTAACTAAACCAGTACGATCTAGTAGTTCTTTAGCTGCTGCCATCTTGTCACGAATGCCTAACTCAGTTGGATCATACAAAGCACTAACCATAGCCATTGCAGCTTTAGGTACGTTACGTGCTAGATAACTGTGCGTAACATCTAGGATCTCTTCCTTAAGACTGTTAGTAATCTCAGTGTTAGTAGTGTTAGGTGAGTATCCTGCCAGCTTCTTAGCTATAGTAACATCGCCACCTGCCTCGTCCATAAGGACAGCAAGAAACTTTTGTTGCCGCTCTGTTAGTTCTCGTGCCATACTAGTCCTCTATCATACGGAGTGCTTGCTCCAATGTTTCTTTATTACGGCGTGTCCAACCGCGACCAAATGTTTCAAATGTTTTTAACGACTCATAAAATGATTGACGTTGTGTATACACACTTTCAACAATATCTTTAGCATCTTTATTCATTACAGCTTGTAATGTCATAGGCCCAATAGCGCCATCTGCGGTTGCTCCAACAGCACGTTGAATAGCTTTAGCTGGGCGACCGCTACCAGAATTAACGGCCCAGTCAAAGGCACACCAGTCCACACCGCTAGGAAGATCATCACCCCGTACCTTATCCCAATAATTTTTCTTATAGATAGGAGCTACGTCTATTGAAGTAAGCTCACGCATCTCTTCTTCTGTAGATTCTCTACCTATCCACTTATCGTAAACAGCTTTAGTAACACCAAGGTTAGTCATACCCCCTGGATCTTTAGGATGATTTACAAATCCACCTTCATGGTGAAGTAGCATTGATAAACATTTGTTAAAGTTTTTATGCATATTATTTAGGCTTTCTTGGTGGACGCATAGATCCTGCTTCTGCAGGTTTTTTGGGTGGACGTTTGTTGGGAATCTTAGCTGCATCTTTAGTCTTAGCTGCGTTAGCTTTAGCTACTTCTTTTTCAATACGAGCTTGTAACTGAGCACGTTTCTTAGCGTCAGTTTCAGCCTTAAGCTTTTTACGCATATCAGCAATCTTAGCTGCACCCGTTAAACCTGCACCTGCTACACCTACACCAAAGCCAATACGCTGCGCTTTACGTGAGGCACGTTGTCCTCTAGTTGCTTGTTCTACTTGACGTTGACCTGCTTTAGGTTTAGTGGTCATGTCTTTGGCGTGTTTAGCACCTTGCTGCGCTAGTTGCTTACCATATCTCTTAATTGCTGCTGCCATACCTTTACTAGCAATAAACCTAGCTACGGCTGCTGCTCCTGCTACCACTAACGGTGCTACCATTATTTCTTTCCTCCAAAAAACTTACTTACAGAACGAATACCAATACTGGCACTAACGATCCCACCTAATGAATACTGATACCAAGACGGCATAGTTTCGAGTGCAGCAAACCCAGCTTGCACTATAGCATTACCCCAATCACCACAGAACGCTAGAATTAAAGGGATACTAAAAAGTAAAGTTATCCACTCATCTTTCCAGCTATTCTGTGTAGCTTGTATTGCAGCTAGATCCCAATCAATCTCACCTGTAGCTTGTTTAACTTTAATCTCAGCGTTAGCTTTCTGTACAGCTACTTTACCATCTAGGTATGTAGTTGCTAGTCCACCTACTGCCCCTAAGATTTGACCAATCATTTCTCGTGTCCCAGCCAAACAGCAAAGGCACCAGTCATAGCACCAGTTACAGTTGCGGTAAGTGCAGTAGCCTGTGATGTCATGTCATTTGAAGAAAGCGACATAAACCAAAACAAAACTTCTATATACATCCATGTCATTACTAACATCATTAGTCTTGGCATAATCTTCCAAGCTAACACTCTTTCCATTGCTATAGTCATAAGTTATCCTCGTCTGTATCTAGCGGTCTTCTTTGCAATCTCTTTAGGTTGAGCCACAAACTGCTGACCTGCCTTAGTGCCTTGTCGCTTTGCTCTAGTAGTGGCTGCGTACTCACTAGAACTAAGAGCATTGATAGCCTTAGTAGGTAAATAGCGCTCACCAGTTTTAGCGCTAGGCTTCCCACTTTTGGTACGCCACTTTTCCTTAGTCCACTTGTTAAGGCTTTTTTGACTTTTTGCTAGTGCCATGTACTTTCTGTACCTCAAAATTAGCAGACAAGCTTGCACCTTTATGTGGTACAAACTTTCCTGTGTGCTTCATAAGCTTAAAGCCACCATTAGATTGTTTCATCCAATGGTAACCTTTAGGTGCCTCTACTTTCATTTATAACCCCCACCCGCTTTTTTGTATTCACTTGCAAGGAGTTGGGCTTTACGTGCAGACCATTGACCCGCCTTCCCGCCTTTGGTTCCCCGTTTAATCCGCTCAAACAGACGTTTACGCATAGCAGGCTTAGTATAATTTCCTGCCTCATTAACTTTGGATTTTGCTTTCTTCTCCGTAGATTTTGCTGTAGATTTCGCCACGAGAAATTCCCATATCATGCAGATGTTTATCTGACATATTTTGAAGAACCCAATAGTCTGCTCTGCGCTGTTGATGCTCTTGAATTTTATTAAGTACTTTTTTAAACATGTTCTATCTCCTATATATGTTAAGGTAAGAATTACTTACCCTTATGGAGATAGTTATAT